CGAGGTCTCACGCGCTGAGCTGGCCCGGCAGGAGGGGCTCAGCACCAGGGCGTTGGAATCACACCTAGAGCGGCTGCAAGCGTCCCTAGCGGCGCACTCGGTGCAGCTGGTGCTGCTGGCGGTTTGCAGGGTTCGGCCGTCGCCACGGCCACGCATGAAACGCAAGCGCCGGGGGTGCATTGGCGAGCAGCTAGTACTGGCGCAAGTGCCCTAGCAGTTCCAGCGCCCATTCCACATGCCGCTCTTCTGGCCCCCGCTTCGATGGCACCGGCGGCCCTAGCGCAATTTGTACCTGCAGCTGCCGCAACTCACCTAGTAGCCGATCAATCAAGGCGTGCTGGTGATACCACTGCTGGATCAGCTCATCAATCTTGGCTGCCTGCTGGTCCCGGTTCATCCGTGCCGCAGCCCGGCGGTCGCATTCCATCTCGAGCTGGGTCGGCAGGCTGAGCACAGGCACCAGAGATTCCATGAGCGCAGCACCGATGCCCCAGTCTGTTTATCCAATGATTGAGGTGGTGCAGGTCAACGGCGAGCCGATCTGGCAGGTATGTGGCAGCGGCATCTGCACACGCCACCGCGCTGGCAACAGGGCGCTGGAATCGTTCTGGGCTCAGTGCAAGCATCAAGGCGTAGTGCTGCCTCAGTAATTCCAGCGGACGCGAGGACGCCCAGCACGAATGCCTTGATGTACAAACCCACGCGGCGCACCGTAGCCAAGCGAAAACTGCCAGTTGAGATCGCACCAGTCCTGCACCAATTTGACCGGGACGTCTTTGATGTACCAATCGATGGCGCCGCATCCTGGCTTGTAGAGATGCTCGCTGTCTGTGGAACCACCAACAGCATCGTTCACTGCTTTTGGCCGATGAGCGCTTGTGATAATGATTGGCTGGTTACCGAATTGTGCTCTGGCTTTTTCAATGAACGTGCAGAGTTCGGTGGCGATGTCGCACTGACCCTGGTTGACGAAGCGGCGGCGTTCTTCCCCAAGGCACAGCTCGCCGTAGGTGATGTGCGGTGTCACTCTGGTGGTGAATGGTGATGATGGCGTAAAGCGTGGCGCTTGCTGCTTTGGCAGCGATGGAGCCGCACCCATGAACAGCGCCACCTCGGCAGCACGGCGGCGGGTCAGGCCGGCAAGCGGCTGGCCGTTGGCCTTGTCCCACTTGGGCAGCTCCTGCGGGATCACCACGGTTCCTGCCTCATTCGCATTGATGCGCCGCCGCAGCGTGCTGTCCTTCACCGAACCTAGGCCCACGTTGTAGGCCCAGCTGATCAGCGCTGCCTGCTGGTTGCCGCCCCATTTCGCGCTCGCTGAAATGACCTGGTGCAGCTCGGCAGCAATGCGCAGGATCTCAGCGCGCAGCAGTTCATCGGCCAGGGCCTGGGAGATTTTGTCGCCCTCGCGCACGGGCGCACCGTTGACAGTGGTGGCGCCCCATCCAATAGTCCAAACACCAGCAGGGCATTTGTAGGCAGTGAGCTTGCATCCTTCGAAGGCCTTGATGATCTTCTGGGCTGGTGCCAGATAGATCGGATCAAGCTGCTGCGCCGCCGGGCTTCCTGCTGCCCTCCACAGCTCGGTAAACCCTTGGCGCTGCAACTCGGTGAGCGACTCATCGTGAGCAGTGAGCGCCGCCAGCTGGTGCGGCGTGATCTTGCCAGTGCGAGCGATGTGCTCAGCGGCAGATCGGACGGTGGCGTAGGTCATCGCTTTAGGTTGCGAATGGCGGCCTTGACTGGGTCATACAGGCCCAGCACGGCGCTGATCTGCGTGGCCGTAGCAATGCCGCCAATCCTCTCTTCAATGATGTCAGTCACAACAGCCTGCACCTCTAATGGTTTGGCTCTGCTTGCCAACATGTAAGGCAACTCGAGGTCAAGCTTGGCAAAGATCTCAGGCAGCTCTTTGCGGAGTGCGCGATCAACAGCAAGTCCGAGCGCTACGCGACCCAGCTCAAGGGCAATGGTGCGAAAAATGGTTTTCATTGTGGGGATTTGGTGAGGATGCCGCCAATCCAGCCGGCGGCTGCACCGACTGCTGCAAAGACGGCGGAAGATTGCGGATCGCAGTTTGCTGGCGTGCGCAGCCGGCAGGCCGCCAGATCAATGGCGCCGATCACGATGCCGGTTGCTAGCAGCCCCACCAGGCAGCGGAGCAGGTAACTGCGCTCGGTGGGTGAGGTGCTCATTTCTGCCCCTCCAGCTTGCTGACACGCTGCTCAACGCCACTTAGTCGGCCAAACATTTCCTTGCGCTCGTCTTTGATGTCGGTGTGGAGGATCTGTAGCTGTGTGGCTATGTTTTCAACCCCTGCGGTGAGCCGAATAACGGCCTCGCGTGCTTCATCGTTGCGCCGTGAAAATCCCATGCTGCCCATCGCGGCCCAGGTGATAGAGGCGCCGGCCACAGCGGCTAGAACTTCAATCACGGGCCTGCGCTGCTTTGCCATCAGGCTATGGATTAAGCGCCTGTAGCAGCGCCAGCAGCGAGGGTGGCTGTGACAGTCAATTCAATGCCGCCACCTCCGCCACCTGCTGCGCCGCCGGTAATCGTGACATCAATATCTTGCAGACCCAGCTCTGCGTCGATGGTGCCATCAGATCCGAGCGTTACGGTCACGTTGACGTAGCCAGCGCTGCGGTGTTCTTCTTCTGGTGTTTCGATGTATCGCCAGCGAGTCGTGTACGGCACGATGTTGCCGCTGAACGTGTGGCCTGCCCAGATGATCGGTGGCAGTTGGAAGCTGCGGTAGCCGCCGCCCTGGAACTGATAGTGCTCGCGGATCAGGCTGGCCTCTGCATCGGTAAGCGCGGTGTATCCAAGCGTCAGCTGGTAGTTCTGCGGCGTGATGCTATGCCTGAACCTGACAATGCCAGCACTGACGCTGGGCTCTTCCGTCAGCGGGAACAGCCCGAAGTCATACGACCTAGTGGCAGGCTCCAGCGCTGGGAACGTGGCCATTAGTTCTGCAGCGTGATGGTGCTCGCTGCTACTGAGAAGGTGCCGCCGCTGCTCGATACGTCAGACCCGAAGTCGTTGTAAGCCACCAGCTCATCAGCAGATGATGCACCACCGCGAGATTTGTAGATCACCAGCGCCCGTGCGGTGATGGTGCTAGCTGCCCATGACACTGCTGCAAACTGCAGCGTTACCTTGTCGTTGGCGGTGTCTTTGGTCACGGTGCAGGCAGTGGTGACGCCTCCTGCTGTGTAGCCGCCAGTGGCCGCCACTTCATTGGTTACGTCGTCGCGCTTGTCGTGCGTGTCTTTGTTGGGGCTGTAGGTGCTGGTGACCAGCATCGCCTTAAACGTATTGGTGTCAAAGTCAATGTTGTTGCGCGCCATGTCGTCAATGGCTGAGTTGTAGATCAGGGATGCCATGAGGTCACATGCGTTGGGATAAGTCTAAGCATCAGGGAACGCAGCGGGAGGAGGCGTAAAGTTGGCCGTGTAAATAGCAACGCCCTTGGTGATGCGTAAATCGTCTATTCGTCCATCTAGTAACTCTATGGTGTCACTGCCTCGATAGCCAATGTAAGACGTACCTGACGCGCCGTTCAAGCCGGAGAATGTAGCTGTTGAGCTGCCGACACCATTAACCCATACGTTATAGGATGTTCCTGATCGCGTAAATGCAACGTGATGCCAAGTGTCAACGGCCATCGTTGCAGATGCTTCGGTTACAGTATTTAATCCAGGTGCAAGCCCGCTTAATCTACCATCTGCAAGCAGGTACAAAGTAAAACCGCCAGTGTCTCGTTGAGAAAAAATGTATTGACGGGTGCTTACCGTATCAAACCTGACCCATGCTTCAATTGTAAAATCACCAGTGCCAAACGTCAGCGATGAATGCGACGGTGCTGACAGGTAGTCTCCTGTGCCGTCAAGTAGCAATGCTCCCGTTCCATACTTGGGATTCGTAGTAGTTACTTGCGCATCGCCAAATGCTGTAATTGTATGCGCTGTTGTTGATGTATCGGTAAAGGTTGTGCTGCCGTTGCTGCCATCCATGTGCAGCAGCAGGCTGACGTTAGCAAAATTAACGCCTGGGGTGCCCGGGTCCGCAACGCCAGCAACAAGCGACGTAGTAATAGTTAAATCAAATCCGCTCACGGCGACATTAACCGACCCCGCCCCTGATACCAGCGCAATCGAAACCGTGAACTCAGCGCCGTTTACGTTTGCGCCTTCTGGTGGCACGGTCACCAGGTCCACGCTTACGTTGTAACGCTGAGCGCATGGAATGTCTTCGACCTGTGGAGCGCTGCCGTAGATCCAGCTGTAGCCCGTTGGTGTGAAATATGCCGGTGTAGTCATTCCGCTGAGCAGGCTTGACGGGATGTCAAAAGACAAAAACCGCCCTTGCTGGCCGATGTAGTGGCTGCGGATGCTCAGCATCTGCGACTCTGTAAGTCCTATGAAAGTCAGCCGTAGTTGCTGATCCAGAATCACGTTGCTGGTGCGGACGCGAACTTGCAACCCATTCAGCGCGCCAATCTCCGAATGCGGATGCCGCCCTGGCGTAAAGGTGCGGCTTGATGGCGTGAGCGTGGGGAAGGTGGCCATGATTACCAGCGACCGTCAGGGCATTTAGCTTGCGGGATGCGCGCTTTGATTTGCATAAGGCATTTACACAATTTACAGCAATGCAGAGTGGCATCAAAGTGTTCGCAGGCTGAGCAGATTGTTAGGCGGGCTTTGCTGTTCATTAGGAAAGCGGATTAGGCGGATCAGGGATGGGCGGTGCATCGTAAAGGACTATACCTGCTCCGTAAGTAAGGTAAACTTGGGTATATGTACGATTTATGCCGCCAACTCCCATAGCAACAATTTCATCAGAGCTTGATACGCCAATTAGCGGCGTGCTCCCGTCGGCTAGTTTTAGCTGTACGCCAGCTTTCTTAGGAACTGATGAAGATGATCCACTACACACAAAAACGCTAGTTTGCACATTTGTTAAAGGCCTGTAACTTACAACGTTTGCAATGCTGCCAGTGACTACGTTAGACTGAATATCCTCTGGAGTTACTTGATTGCCGCTGACGCAATCTGATTTGGCGCTACTGTAGCTGTAAGTTTCAAGTATGTAGTTAACTGTAATGGTGCTAGGTGTTGCAATAAATCCATCGGTGACTGGCCCAGTTGGCGCGCTGGTAATCGGCTCACCGTATCCAGTGGGTGATGCTGGGTCAGGGCATTCAATTTGAGAATAGACGCTCTTGTCAATGTCATTTATGACCAAGGTGTAAGTCGGGCCTTCTGATAGATAAACCCTGCCGCTTGGCACAGATGGGTCATTGCGGAAATAGGTAACGCGGCCACCTTCGCAGATGATTGGCGTTGTCAGCGTATCGCCAACTTCTGGGCTATCGTCTGTGCCGTCGCTGGTAAGAGGCAATCCAATACCTGACGATCCACCGCCACCCACGGGCAAATCTTCAAGTTCAGATTCTTCGATCTCGTCAAGATCTAATCCAAAATCGGGGAACGTTCCTCCCGTAAACGTCTCAGCCGGCACGCTGGTATCTGTTGAAGAGTTCACGTCACAGGTCACGCCAGTTAATCCAGTTGGCAGCAGCAGCCCGGTGCCTGTGGCGGCGTTTACTTCCTGCGCCACCACGCTGGCAAGGTTGTCATCTAAGGGGAAGTGGGTCAGATCTAACTGCACCTCACCCGTAATGGACTTACCGATGCGGTCCACCTCGTAGACGTAGTTGTGCAAACTGGCGGCACCTGTAGATGCCACACGCTCCAGCCGCACCCGCACCAGGTCGCCAGCCGCCAGGGTTGGGTTGAACGCATCAGGCTTCACACCAAGCTGCAGACGGTGGGTGACGTGCTTGCGCTTGGAGATGATGTAGGCGCCGACCTTAACCGCGTGATTTTCAGACGAGCAGAACCCTGACAGGTCGTGCTGTTCGTAAGGTCCATCGACAGCAGTGTCGGCGTAGCGCACCTCAGCCGTACGCATCACTGGGATGCCTAG